CTTAACAGGAGGTTTAGCATTGCCGGGTCTAGCAGCTAGAGCAGGTATGTTAGCTCGACCATTCTTAACACAATTAGCAAAAAGCTCAATTGGTTCAGGAATTGGTGCAGGAACAGGTGCAGCTGTGTCTCAAACATTCGATCCTAAAGATGATGTAGTAAAAGAAGTTGTTAGAGCAGCTACTGAAGGTGCATTAGCAGAAGCAGTAGGTGGTCCTGTTTTTATAAAAGGCGGTCAAGTTGTATCTAAATTTTTAGGTAAACCAAAAACATATAAAGCTATGTTAGATGGAGCAGAAAGTGCTGAGAAAGCTTTAACAGAAACAGCAGACAAAGTATTAGCTGATCCAAAAGCATACGCTCAAAAAATGGGTTTAACAGATGCTCAAAGTAAAAGATTAACTGATTCTGCTACTATGTTTAAAAAATATGGTTTAACGCCTGGTGTTAAAACAACAAATAGAGCTGTAGAAATTATAGAAAACGTTACTTCAAAATCTTTAATTGGTGGTGCTGAAATTGAAACAATTAAACAATCAGCTAAGGATTTAGGTGAGTGGGCAGCTAAAGATATATTAGAAGATTTTAATAAGGTAGCCGATAAAGAAGAATTAGGTTTACTATTCTTTAATACTTTTGAAAAAGGTAACACTGCATTTAGAACTCAATCAGATAAGTTTTATGCAAATGTAGATAAGTTATTAGGTGCTAATAAATTTAAGCCAATTATACCTGTTAGAAAAATTGAGTCTAAATTAAAAGAAGTTATGGATAATATAGAAATACCTAGTGATAGTCCTATATATGGAACGTTTGGTGCTATAAGAAGAACAATGAGAGATAGACAAGGTTTATATACTTTTAAACAATTAAATAGTTTAAGAGGTGAATTATTAGATAGAATGAGAGCTGTAGGTTACACTCAACCTAAAGCAGTAAAACAAATAGATCAAGTTATTAAATCTATTGATGATGTTTTAAGCCCTGAGTCTGTTAGTAAAATACCTGGCTTTGATCCTAAAGCAATCATAGCATTAAAGAACGCAAATGAATTTTATAAATCAGGTGCAGATGTATTTGATAGAGGAGTTTTAAAAGGAATACTAAGTAGTAGACAACCTGATGCTATAGATAATGTATTTCAAAAAATTGTTAAGACAGGAGATAAATCTAATTTAGTTGGAAAAGTTTTAACAGAAATAGATACTATGTCTAAACTTGGTAAAAACCAATTTGGTGCTATATCAGTTGCGGAAGCCAATACATTAAAAGGAACTTTAAAAGGACAATTCTTAAGTGATTTATTTGACAAATCAACAACAGGTACACCACAGTTTGGAGCATACATTGATGCTGCAACATTTACAGATAAATTAAAAGCTAAAGCAAGTACATTAAAAAAATTATACACACCTGATGAGTTGTCTAAAATTAAATCATTAGAAAATACATTAGCCTTTGCTCAAGGTGAATTAACAAGATCAGGAGGATTGCCTGGAGGTATTTTCATTCAGTTAAAGCAAGCAGGTGCAGCAGGTAAGATATTATCTTTTAGTACTATTTTAGCTGGAGCAGGTACAGCTGGTGCATTAGCAGGATTTGTTCCTGCGGCGGCTATTTTAGCTACACCGTATGCTTTAAATAAAATGTTATTAAGTAAATGGTTTCAAAATAAATTATTTGCAGAGCCTGCTAAGTTAGCAGCTAAAGGTGAATTAACACCATCTAAAGCAAGTGCAATTTACAGACAAATAGTTGGAAGAATGTTTACTGAAGGATATATTCCTGAAGATGAAAAAAATAGAGTTGATGCAGAATTAGATTTATTAAATCAACCGCAACAACAAGCTCAACCACAACAAGCTCAACCACAACAACAAAGATCATCATTACAGCTTCCTAGTTTTGCACCATCTAATGTTGGAGCAACACAAATATCTCCACAAGCTAGAATGGCTTTAGCTGGTGGTAATCTAGATCAAGCTATTGCAGCACAAGGAATGCAACAGATGCCTCAACTTAGACGAGGAGGTATCGTAAGTGCCAAGAAGTAAAGTTAATAAAGATATCCTAGCACATCAAAGAATCTCGGATCACGAGAAGTTATGTAGAATTATGCAGGAAGAAACAAATAAAAAAATATCAGCTTTACAACATGATATAAGTCGTATTGAAAAAATATTAATATCAAGTACTGCTTTCCTAATTACTTCTATGCTTGGAGTTATAGTTGCAATAGTCCTTAAAATATCCTAAAAGGATTTGTGAAACTCATCAGAGATAAAACCAAATTTTACATTACTGATCTTAAGAGAGAAAATAAATACGACTATAAGCATTATACACGAAACGACGGCCACGGCCCACGAACCTATAATGTAGGTGAAAAGAAAATTCCTTCCGTTACAACTATTCTATCAGCCACACAATCAAAAGAAAAAAGACAAGCCCTAGACAAGTGGAGAGAACGAGTAGGCTATCAAGAAGCACAAGCCATCACACAGAAAGCTGCACTTAGAGGAACAGAGATGCATTATGTATTAGAACAATACATTAATGGTGTAGGTTATTTAAATTTATCTAAAGAAGGTGCACAAGCTAGATTGATGGCTCACGAGATTGTAAATAATCTAGGCCCACTTAAAGTAGTATATGGTAACGAAGTAAGTTTAGCTTATGAAGATAGATGGGCAGGCTCAACAGACTTAGTAGGATTGTTTGATGATAAACCAACTATCATAGACTTTAAACAATCTAATAAATTAAAAAAGGAAGAATGGATTGAAGACTACTATTATCAGATAGCAGCTTATTCACTAGCACATAGAAAAAGCTTTGGTCCTATCTTACAAGGTGTCATTTGTATTTGTACAAAGGAAGTAGAGTACCAACAATTTAAAATGGATACTCAGATGTTAGCTAGGTATGAAGATAAGTGGTTTGAAAGAGTTGAGCAGTATGAAAAGCTTAATCAAAATAACGCTTAATATTATCTCCTAATATTTCTTTACTTAAATCTCTTTTACTATTTAATGAATTAACAACTAACTCATCAATTGTTTTAGGAACTAATAAATCTATATAAGTGACTTTAGCCGTTTGGCCAATCCTATGAGCCCTGTCTTCACTTTGATCACGGTGTTCAAGGTTATAAGAATTACTGAAATATATAACGTTCCTAGAAGCAGTAAGGGTAAGACCATAGCCACCAACACTAGGATTACCAACCAAGAACTTACACTGATCATCAGATTGAAAACGTTCGACAGCTTGTCTCCTATCTTCAACACTAATGGCTCCATAGATTTTGACAACGCTTTCTTTTCCATAGGTCTCCTCTAACATCTTTACGATCTGTTCTATGTTGTAGACATAGTTGGCCCATATTATACTCTTGCCTGAAGTCTCCTCCAATATGTTCTTCAATTCTTCTAGTTTAGGATTTGTTTTGAATGGTATGATCTCTCCTGAATTAGTTTTACTAAAACCACAAGTGACTTGGTGCAGTTTAATAATCTCAGTTAATTTGTTTGTATAAGATACTTCCTCATCTTCAATGATAGCCCTAGCTTCTTTCTTAAGTTTCTCATAAACTTTTTTCTGTTCATCGGTCATTTGTATTTCTCTAGTCAAATGTAATTTAGGTGGTAAGTCTAAACAATCTTGCTTAGTACAACGAAAAGAAAATAATCTTAGTCTCTGTTCTAATTCAGGTATGTTAATAAACTTAACAGGTATTTTAGTAGAGTGTGTACCTAAGTTAATTTCTCTAAGAATAGCGTATCTATTTCTAAATGTATAAAAAGAATTAAATCCCAAACACTCTTTACTTAAAAATTCACATTGGGTATAAAGATCTAATGGATTTTTTGTTACTGGGGAGCCTGTCAGTATACGTCTATACTTGGCCATATAACCCAACTTACACAATTCTCGCGTTCTTTTCGCACCTTTATTTTTTATTGTGGTACTTTCATCTACTATAAGCATAGTATCTCTACCACGTTTAAGTAATTGTTGTTTTAAGAATTTAATACCTTTGTCTCTAGATAAAGCTTCAATGTTCATTAACAGAAAAAAAAAATTGTTATATTTATATTTTTCTAATTTTTTTAAGTTATGTATCTTCCATAAAAAGATATCAGGTTTATTTTTAGAATGTACTTCTATTTCTTTAACCCAATTAGTATAAACAGAGTTAGGTGCAAGTACGATAACATCTGTAATTAATTTTTTTTCAAATAAATAATTTGCATTATCAATAGCAACTTTAGTTTTACCTGTACCCATTTCCATAAAGTAGGCATACACTTTTTGGTTGTATCCTGCTTCAAAAGCTTTTAACTGATGTTTGAATGGGGTAGTTTTAAATACATTTTGCTCCATAAAATATTTATAACTTTTTTCTTTACAATTGCAAATAAATAATTATAAGAACGAATCAAAAGGAGGTTCTATGGATTTAGAACAAGAGTCGACCATTGCGGTCGATACCGGTATGTCAAGTGACATTGCCGATTCTTGCAATAAGTTAATAGATACTCAGAAACAGTTAAAAGCGTTAGACGATCAAATAACAAAGTTACAAGAAGTAGAACGTAACCTTTCTGAGCAGACTATTCCAAACTTAATGCAACAAGCAGGTATTACGATGCTGAAGTTAGCAGATGGTTCATCTGTTGAAATCACAAAGAAGTATGCTGCTAGAATTCCTACATCTAAAGTAGATGAGGCCCACGATTGGCTTCGTGCTAATGGATTTGAAGATCTAATTAAAAATGATCTATCGCTTTCATTTGGTATGAAAGAAGATAATCAGGCTAAAGCTTTAGCGCAGGAATTAATTGAAAAAGGTTTTAACGTTAAACAGAAAACCCACGTACATCACAGTACTTTAGCTGGATTTGTTAAAGAACAAATTCAAGAAGGCAAAGAAGTACCGCACGATTTATTTGGTGTTTATGTAGCGGATAGAACTAAAATCACAACCAAGGAATAATATGCAAACCAAAGAAAATGCTCAGGCAAAAGAGCTACAAAAAAAAGATAGCGCAAAAGTACCTAGCACGATTAATTTAGAATCGATGGCAGGTCAAGGTTCGGAGTTTGTCACGGCAAGTGATCAAAAACTTCCGATGTTAAAAATACTATATGCTAACTCACCTGTCTTAGATGACACTGATGGTAAGTATATAGAAGGAGCAAAACCTGGAGACATCTACTCAGAAACATCCGGTACCTTATGGAAAGGAAAAGAAGGTATCCTAGTAGTGCCTTGTCTTTACATAAACACTTTTAATGAGTGGAAAGACAAAGGTGATTCGCCAGGCAGACCTATCAAGATACATACAGATCCTGATATCATGACACAGACCAAAAGAGGAGATGACAATAAAGATCGTCTACCTAATGGTAACTATGTTGAAGATACAGGTAATCACTTTGTATTTATCTTAGATAAAGACTATCAACCCGTAGAACAAGCATTAATCACAATGAAGTCTACACAAAAGAAAAAATCTAAAACTTGGAACACTATGATTAGTACAAGAAGAAGACAAGGAAAGAACGGTATGTTCAATCCTCCTAGATGGTCTACAGTTTATAGATTGTGTACTACTAAAGAATCTAACTCACAGAACTCTTGGTATGGTTGGGTTGTGGAATTTGATAAATTCTTAACTGAAGATAAAGATTTGAATTTATTAAAAACAACACAAGCCTTTTATCAATCAGCTATGAAGAGTGATATCTTTGGTAAAGTAGACTTTGCTGAGGAACAACAACAGGCTAAGAAAATAGAAGCAACTCCGTTCTAATGATTAAGGATCTCTTAAAATTATTTGAAGGTGATCCTACTCAGTATCTCGTTACCTCTCTCACAGGGGAGGTAACGGAACGGGGAAAGCGTGAAGCAGAATGCATCACGATCCACGAACCTGTTACTGAGGAGATATGGAAGAATCATATTGAAGGAGTCAAACGAATAGGCATTAGACCTGAGAAAGGTGATAAGGCTAAATGGGGTTGTATAGATATAGACCCAAGAAATTATTCAAATTACTCATCTAAAAAATATATAGATTTAATTAAAGAAGCTAATCTACCTTTAGTAGTTACTAAATCAAAATCAGGTGGATTACATTTATTTTTGTTTTTAAAAGATTGGGCTTTAGTTACAGACATATTAGAAGTTTTAAACAAATGGAATAACAAATACTTTGATAGTGATGAAGTGTTTCCAATGAAGAAGGCTATGAATATGCCATACTTCAAAGCTGATGCAACAACTGAACACGGCTATGATGATGATGGTACACCAATTTTATTAGGTAGGTTTATAGAAATAGCTAAAGCAAAAATAAAAGATATAGAAGATTTAAAAGAATTTAAATTAAAAGAATATGAACCTGAATTTGAATACAGTAAGTTTCCACCTTGTATACAAAATTTAATTAGAGAGAAATGGTCAGGCAATCATAGAAATGATATTTTATTTAACGCAGGTATCTTAGCACTTAAGCAACACGAACATAAATTAAGTAAAGAGGAACTGTTTAATATTTTAAAAGAACGTAACAAACAATTCTTTGCAGCTCCTTTACCTGAAAATGAAATACAAACATCAATATTAAAATCATTAACTAGTGCAAAAGAATATTCGTTTAAATGTCCACCTAAGTATGGCGCTCTATCACCTATCTGTAATAAGGAAGTATGTAAGAACAGACCACTAGGTATAGGAGCAGAAGCACCTGATATTGTAAATGATTTTAAAGATATAACTTACAGTAGAGATATTAAATCAATTGAATATAGTTTTAATTTAAATGATGAGTTTATTACAGTTAGACCTGAAGATATGGCAGATGAGAAAGCTTGGAGAAAGAGATTATTAAATTATAAAATCTATTGGAAGACTTTACCTAGACCTAGAAAAGGCCCATCACCATTTGAAATGCTTATGAGTCATATTGTGATGAATGCTGTAGAGGATAATGAATCTAAATGGTTAGATGTATTGAATGAACAGCAGTACGATATTCTTAAAAAATTCTTTGAAGATCATTTAGAGGTAGATGACTTTGCAAAAATTAAAGACGGCTTTGTCATTATGGATTCTAAAACTAAGAACTGTTACTTCAAACAAGTTACATTAAAGAAATTTCTAACAGGTAAAAAATATTTTAATACATCTAAAGAAGCTATGAAGTTATTAGGATGTAAGAAATTAGAATATCATGAAGGTGAAAAGAATGTATGGTGTGTAGAGATGCCTGAATTCGTGGAATACAAAAAGGTAAAAACAAAACCTAAGCAAGAAGAAAATAAACTATCGGAGCTAGATGACGAATACCACACAGGAAAATTCAGAACTTGATTATCTAAAGTCATTAAAACAAAAGACGATTAAGATATTTGGTCCTCCAGGTACAGGTAAAACATTTACGCTTATTGAAAGAGTTTTAAAAGGACATCTTAAAAAAGGTATACAACCACAACAAATAGCCTTCTTATCTTTTACAAATAAAGCAGTTAACACAGCTAGAGAAAGAGCTCTAGAAGCTTTTCCTCATTTCTCATCAGATGACTTTTATAGATTTAATACTTTACATAAATATTGCAGAAGATTTTTTGATGAAGAAGTATTTGATCCTAAAGATTGTATGATTGATTATGCATTAGAGAATAGTATTGTTAAGAAATCAGATACTAGATTATCTGATGATGACTTCACTTATAAAGATTGGTCCTTACAAGTATATAGTAAATCAAGGAACTTAAGAGTAAATCCAACAGAGGCATATAAAAGCGAATCATATAAGAAAGATAATATAGATGTGTTCCTTAGAAAAATACAAACCTATGAAAGCTACAAGGCCCACGGTAAACAAAAACCATTCATAGACTTTGATGATATGATTCAAAGAGCAGTTAAAGAAGTTAGCTTCCCAGCTCTAGAGTTATTAATATTAGATGAAGCTCAAGATTGTACACCACTACAATGGGATGTAATTTATAAGATGGCTAAGAATGTTAAAAGAATTTATTTAGCAGGAGATGATGACCAAGGTATTTATAAATGGAATGGTGCAGACTCTAGATATTTTACAGAATACTTTCCCGGTAGAAAAGTTAGACTAAGAAAAACAAGAAGATTTGGAGAAGCTATACACCACTTTTCTCAAATTATAAGAAGAGGTATCGAAGGCAGCATTGAAAAAGAATATCAACCATCCAATCAAAAAGGATATGTTAAAAGCTATCAGCAATTTAGTAAGATACCTTTTAATGAAGAGCAAGGTACTTGGTTCATTTTGGGTCGAATTAACACAACTGTAAATGAATTAAGAATGTTAGCTAAAGATGCAGGTTTATATTTTAAAGATAATCACGGTAACAAATGCTTTGATGATAAACAATGGAAAGCTATTAAGGCTTGGACAAAATTAAGTAATGATAAAAAATTAAATAAAATAGAAGCACAAAATTTGTATAGATACATAAGAGAACTAACAGAAGCTGATTATAGAACAGAAAAGTTTTGGTCTGCTGAACCTGACTTTAAAGAATATGGATTTGAAGAACTTAAACAATGGTGTGGTTTAGATTTAGATGATAAAGCTAAAAAGAAACCTTGGTATTGGATATTAAGAAGAAACTTTAAGCCAGGTCAAACAAGAAATTTTATTAGATTACTTAGACGATATGGTCAAAAGGAATTAGATGCTGAGCCTAAGATTATTATAGATACTATTCATTCTGTAAAAGGTGATGAAGCAGATCACGTGGTTATGTATAGCAAAACCAATTACCCATCTAATTTTAAAACAAAAAATAAAGATGATAAAACAGATGAACGTAAAGTATGGTACACCGGTGCAACAAGAGCAAAAAAGTCTTTACATTTACTTCGAACTGACTATAAGTATAGCTATCCGATTGGTTCGGATTATTTAATCTATGTACAGGAAAAACAAAATGACAAATAAAAATATGTTTGATGAAGTGTTTCCACAAGAAAGACAGGTAGGTGGGAGTCACTATAAATCTTTTCACATTCAGCCGTATGAATTTATATCTAAAAATAATCTCAGCTTCTTTCAAGGAAATGTTGTGAAGTACGTTTGTAGGTATTTATCAAAAAATAAAATAGAAGATTTACAAAAGATAATTCATTATTGTGAATTAGAAATATTAAAATTAAAAGATGACAACAAGTAAATGTATTAATTGCAATAAAAGAGATATTGCATTTGATTGTCTTTATTATTGTAGGATTTGTTATTATAAATTATGCAAGATAAAACATGTATTAAATGTACTAAGATAGCAGTTGTTATAGACAAAGGATTTCCTTTGTGTGGTGATTGTTATTGTAAAGAATATAAACTAGGAAAATACGAATATAAAAAAGATGAGGATACAGTAAGTGAAACATCTAGATCTGTTTAGTGGTATAGGT